CGTCACTTTATTGTCGTTCCTTGTGATTTTTGGATTAGATGGTAACCACGGAAGATTATAAAATTGACCGAGTAACTGATTTGCCACGTTAGAGTCATTTGTATTTGCGCTTGTAAATGGTAACCCAGTCACTTGCATCGCGCCACTGGCCCCGCTAGTGTCAACATTGTTAAATCTAATTTGAATGTAACATAGTTTGCCAATTCGAATGTAATTGCCCGTAGCTGTTGGCACACTAGTCGGAGGCGTTGTCGCTGTCAGTGATGCGGTAAATGTTCCCTCTTCGTAGTGGTCAAATTTTGACGATGTACGAGTACCAACAGTTGTGTTAGTCTGATTCGAAATCGTTAAGCCGGTGCAACTTATTTCGCCTGTAAATGCGGCTGAACCGTTTGCATCAAGTGTTATTCTGTCAGTAGTCGATTGATTATCCGCGTTAGCGTTTGTGATTTGTGCGAATCGTAACTCGCCTGTAGCGGTGGAATAAATGACATTGCCTTTTAAACCGCGAGTTTTAAAAGTGTTATTGTTGGTTCCAGCTTCGCACATTAAAGCTAAATGTGGATAGCCACTAGTATTGCTACACCCTAAATTAGAACCGTATCCAGCTCCGTTGATGTGGCCGAAATTAAAAGCGTCTCCGTTTCTGCGAACACTAAGCAACGCACCACCTTGAACCCCATCAGGCCCGATTTGAACCACTCCCGCCGAGGAAATCGTCAGCCTGTTTGCTCCTCCGGTTTGAAGTGCAAGCGAGTTTGAGGTTGCGTTAATTCGTGAAACTCCAGTGCCAGTTGGGGTTAGGTTAATTCGCGGCCCCATATTCGTGCCGTTACCTTCTACAAGAATAACATCTTCATACCCGCTCTGACCTAAAACATCTAACCTATAGCCGGTATTTGCAGTACGAGCCAAGCCTATCGCGCCCGCCGAATCAATCACCATTCTGGCCGCACCAGTGCCATCATCTGCCGTATAAAACGACATCGTCTTACCCGCATCTTCAGCAATCAATTTTAAGTTGCCATCGGTGTGAAGATATCCGTGCTGGTTTCCAGTGTTACGGAGTAAAATGCCTTTAGCAGTGTTTGCTGTTCCGTCAATTTTTACGGCGAGTCCGTCTTTGTTAATCGTAACGAGTCCAGCCGAATCAATCGCCATCCGCGTTTGACCATTCGTTCCAATCGCAATGCCGTGCGCACCGTTCCTAGCTATAACTAAATCATCGTCTCCCGCTCCTGTTAATAATGCACCGGCACTTGAAGCAACTCCTATGTCAGCGGTTGAATTGCCGTTATTTATTCTAAGAGCTGGGTTTGTAGCGTCTGATAATTCAAGCAGTCGGCCCGGTGAACCAGTTCCAATACCCGCTTTATCGGCAACAATAGCCCCGTCTGCCGGAACACCCGCCGCTTGCTGCGAAGTAGTGACCGCAAGACTCCGCATATTGCCTTGTATAATCGGCTGAACTTGCGTCACGCCGCTTGCGCTTGCCGTGCCATCCGCTGTGCCGCTTCGGTCTTGAACGGTTCGCGACTGCGCTGGATTAGCAAATGCTAGGTCGTAATCTGTAACGCATCCGACAGCCTCCAATTTGATATTATCAAAATGACCAAATTTCCCAGATTCGTTAACTCTAAAAACAATACCCCCCGCAACCCCGTCGCCAATAAACTCGACAACATTGTTATGACTCCAACTTGTTGAATTGCTTAAATTAACAAAAGAGCCAGCATCGGTTAATCTATACGACAACGTAGTTGCTGCATCTCCGTTTTTATAACTAAAAGAAAGTCTGTATTTTTTACCAAGAGAAGCAGAACCAGCCCATTTAAAGCCAACAAAAACAGAACCGGCCTCAACTTTTAAAGCTGGCTCTGAACCTGAACCACTAGACGAATCAATTGTGTACGTCCTAGATGAGCCAATTGGGTTCCAGCCTGTCGGCGCAGTAACGCCAGTAGCTCCCGTCCAAGCTGTTCCAGAATTGGAAGAATTAGCATTAATTAAATCAGTCTGACTTCCGTACTGGTCTGCAAAATCAACATCAGCACGTTGGTAAGCATTATCTACTTCTGCTTGGGTGAGTGCTTTATTCCAAGTCCGAAATCTGTAAAGCGAACCGATTAAACCGTCAGTAGACGCTGTTCCGATTCTGCCGGCAGTGGTATTGCCATCACCAATATTTATAGCAGAGAGCGAACTAATATCAACCGAGGCGACACTGTTGCCATTCTTGTAAAGCGTTGCATTCCCACTTCTGTCGGCAGTTATGACATAATGAGTCGGCTCCCCGAAATCACTATTCATATCATAGGCTAAATCTTTTTTCGTGCTTGTTCCACTGTCATTCCTAAAGTCTAAAACTAGGTTATCATCTGAAACATCGTGAAAAATTAGCAATCTATTATTGCCCGATAAATGCGTGACATAAATATAGCTCTCTGACGCATTTTCTTTCTCTTGGTTAAGGATTAACTCAATTGAGAAATCGCTTGTGCCAAATTCTGCTCCAGCACTATTGGCTAACTCAATGTTACCCCCGCTCTGCAAGTTTAATCCTTGCCCGTCAGAGCTATTGATTAGCTGGGTAATTCTTTCGCCCTCTGTGATCGTTTGATCAACGTGGATTGTTGCTCCGTTTAAACCTGATCCTCCTAGTGTAGCTCCCATATCGTGTTATCCTTTGTTAATTACTCAAACTCAACCAATGTATAGCCGTTTGTAGCTGGATGAATAGAAACCACTCCAGTGTACCCAGTGACGTTTAAAGTTGAGCCCATTCCTACCACACCTCCGTTTCCAGCAACTTCAAAATGATAATCAGTTGCCCCTGCTCCAGCTCCTAGTTTGATATACATAGGATTTCTGGTTGTGTTCTGTATCACTAAACTCTTTCGTATATCATTTGCGCCAATAGACGCTTGGTCAGACTTTAGACCGCTAGCTGAACCTACTGTCTGTGCTGAACCTCCTAAGTTTTTTAATGCTCCTAGCATCTTATTTTGAACTCGGAGGGGAGAATCTTGGATGGAGTTAGTTGTTCCATCAGAGTAAATTGTGGGATTATTCATAAAGTTTTTTCTGCTACTTCTACTTAATTAAAATTTAAAAAAAGCCAGTGACTCGCTCGCTTATTGGAACGAGCCACCAGCTGAATATTTATCTATTAGCTACTGCAAGCAGTAACGTCAGTAATACTTACAGAACCACTTGTTCCACAAGCACGCTTGAAGATAAGTGTCATTCCGTAGTTAGGGAACTCAGGACGCGGAGCGTGTTTGAACTCTGCGAAGTGGCGACCTAGCTTATCAAGCGGGTCTAAGCAATCCGCGCCAGAGGTTTGGATTTTATTACCACCAGTTACCCATTTCCACTCACCCATATAGGATGTTGGACTCCAGCTGACCCCTCCAGCTGCATTTACCGGCGGAACAATTTCCGAGGTGTATACATTAGGGTTCAAAACAATCGCAGCCTCATAAGGTGCTGTGGTGTATGCTGGATTTAGAACAGCTTTTTTACCTTTAGTCGCAGCTGACATAAGGTATGTAGCAACACGCACATACTTATTTGTGCTAGTGTTGTATGTGAAGCGTGGTGGTCGTAGGTTAGGAACGTGACGGAAGTTTTTAATCATCCGAGTAGCACCCATACGACTCATAAGTTCAGCAGTTGCTCCTTGCCCAGACTCCGCGTTACGGAAGTCTTGTCGTAAATCAGCGTTGTTTAACGCGATTTGCTGGCTAGCTTCCAAGCCGATTAGTAATGGGAAAACAGGACCATCTTCACCATAAGTAATGAATCCGTTACTATCTGGGTTAGTTGCCCCACGATCAATTAACTCAACAGCTACTTGATCAAGTAATTGTTGTGTCAGTGTAGAAGTGGAAACTCCCCCGTCCGAGTTAAATGCAACATCAGTGATGACACTTTCAGTATCAACAATTGTAGCCCCGTTACCCACGGAGAGTTTTGAAGCAAACTTCATATACAACTCTTCGTATCGTTTTTCCCAGCTGCGTTGGGCTCTCTTGGTCATCTCCTCGATGTAAGCACGAAGGAATGTATCTACGTTGTGATCGTAGATTAGATCGTCTTTACAAAGAATTGGGCCTTGAAGCGCAAACTCTTCTGGGTTGTAAGTGCGGCTAGTATAGCCCACTTCCACATCGTTAAAGCTGCTAGCGCAAGATCCACCAGCTCCGCCAGTGCTTCCTCCGATAACATCATTGTTTACTATTTGAGTCCAAGTCTCTGCGTCAGCAGCTGGTTCGCTATTTTCAATAGCAAACGTAGTTTTGACGGTTCCAGCACCAGTCTCAAAAGTTCCGCGTGGAATAGCATTAAGCCACACAGAACGGTAAGATGCGTTACGATAAACCTCATCGGCTAAATTTTCCGTGGCAATCGCAAAAGCATCGAAAACATTTGAACAAGCCATAATATTTTATATTTCCTTTCTAAAAAAAATTACAATTTAAGCGTCACACTAATCTTCCACTCGGAAGAAAGCACATACGCTACTCGCTCGGCTGGCCAACCCGAATATGGCCAAGTGCGATTGCCAATCGCTATAGGGCAAAAGTTGAGTTTAGTTTATGCGCCTAACTCGAAGCGCAATGCTGTTGTGCTAGGTTTTAAGAAAACCGTCAAACGGTTTGTGAAAAAAAACGGCAGCTAGCCTACCCGTGGGGGCGACCAGCCAGAGGTGCAACTAACGAGGAATGTCGAGACAACTAAAACAACCCCGCCCACGGCCCCATAGCCGATAATTATTTTGCACCTCTAATACCAAGGCTTCTTAATTCTCCAAGGACTTTGTCGCTAAATGAGCTGTTTTGCACTGGCTTTGGCTTACCTGATCCTGTTCCAGCGGCTTCTGGTTCAGCTCCTTTAAGCTGGTTAAGTTCAGATTGCAGTCTTCTGTTATGCTCAACAAGACCAGCATTTTGTTCCACTAAAGCCCCTCCACTAGCTGCCCAAAGAGCAGCTGTAGCTGCATCTTCAAAAGAGTTTTGCTCCATTAGTATTCTTTTAGCCAAGTTAACACGTTCTCTCACTCCAGTGTTCCACTCTTCATCACCTTCTCTAATCTGGTAAATCGGAATATTCTCCTGTGCGCTTTGCAGCATAGTGTCGAAAGACTTGTTAAGAGCTTTGTTTCTTTCCGCTGATTTTGTCTCAGACATTAACTGCTCTTCCTCCATTAACTTGTCGTAACTAGCCTTAGAGTCAGCTAGCTGGATGTCTCTATCGTGAGAAATCTCGTCAATCCTGCCGACAATACCTTGCAAGTACGCTTGCCGAGAAGCAGACAAATCACCAGTAAGCTCATCTAAAGCATTAGCACGAGCTTCGCCAACAGGCATCTTTAAGATTTTGGACAATTGAGCCCTATTCTCTTCCCCTACATAGCTTTGAGCCCTCTGGATCTGAGCCTCTATAGGCTTAATGAATTGCTCCTTAAACTTTGGATGCCTTTCCAGACTAGCCAAACTCAGCTCTTTACTAACCTCATCAAACTCAGATTTAAGTTTGTCATATCTCTCATCTGTAGAAGTTGCGTCTTTAAGCTCAGAAAGCTGGCTTGTTAAGCTGTCAATCTTAGACTTTGCCTCATCTCTTTCTTGCTTGATGAGCTTGAAATCTTTTGCACTACGGGATTCTTTCACCTCCTCCGTTGTTGCTTCTGCTGGCTCTGCTTCAACACTCGCTACTTCTTCTTGAGCTGGTGGGGCTGGGTCACTTGACATCGCTTCTTTAAAAGCATCTGCCATACTTCCGATTTGCTTGTTGGTTTCCGGCAACAAGCCCGCTTTTCCTTGAACAGCTGCCGGATTAGCTGTCACTGTGTTTTCTTCACTCATTGTTATTTGAACTAAATGTCGCTTCAGGTTCTTTTGGTTGCTCTGGAGACGATTCGCCCAGAGCTTTCAAAATTTTTAAATTATATTCGTATCCTTTTTGCATTCCGTGTGCATACGCATAATCAGTTGCGCTTGCTCCAAAAGATAAAGGAATGCGAACAAGAGGCATTTCCTCTCTCATCACTTCCATCATCTCTTTGAATGTGGGTTGCTCCATCAGCTTTCTAGCGTTTGCTACAGCTGATGCCGTTGTTGTCCATTGATTTAGTGTCATATTTGTCTAGCTGTTCTCATACATTCGATTCTGTTAGTTGTGGTTGTCACTTCGTGGCTGTAGTGAACAAGGTCTGCGCTTTCCCATCCCTCGCAACCGTACTGTTTAACAAAAGGGGCAATATCAAATAAAAGTTTATGGTTCATTTTTTGCATCACAACCATATCACTGGTGTGAGTTTGACCGTTCTGCTCTATAATTACGTCTTCCACGTTGCAAGTTGAGAAACATAAGCAAGCACTTAAAAATCCAGCTGCTGTTCCACCTACTACTGAAGGAACTACTGCTCCTGTGTTTCCTTGCTCATAGAGCCGAAGCTCTGATTGAGGGTGTCGAGCTTCAAACCCATAATTCACTACATCGTAGTCAGACATAAAACCACCACCTTGAGCGGCAACTGCCATCCAGCGTTTGTAGCAAGTCATTTCATATTTTTTAGGGTTAATAGTTGGAAGCCTACCTACCGCATCAATATACTCATCGTACATTGGGTGCATTTCTGCATCAGCAAGCCCAAGGATGATTGGACACCACCCCCTCTTGGCCCAGCTGGATCGCCAGTGCTGGATCATAGCTTGTTGACCAGATGACTCCTCAACTTCGTCAATAGGCTCAAAATAAGTAAAAACTTTATACATACTAAGATTTCCTCCGCTTTACCTTCATTGGTTTTTGGTTGTTTTTAGTTCCCCTCCTAATCCGCAGTTGATCAACTAATGATCCGTCTTTGCATCTGTGGAAAATTGAAGCCTCAAAATCAACAACTGCATCGACAACTTTTTGATTAGGAAAGCTGGGAACAATGCCGCCACTTTTAACTATTCTGTTCATTCCATCAATTTCCCAGACATTCATAATCAAACTGGAATGTCTTGCATTCTGAACGCATCCGTCAGCTCCAGCCACATCCCAAGCGAGCCCTTCTGGGGGAATCATCATACCTATTGAATACTCGTGAAGATTGTGAGGATAAACAGCTACACCATTAAGGTGCATTGATGTGGGGCTAAACGCGCCGTGAACAATGTGTCCCATAAAAGGTTTTCCGCATCCTTTGTAATCATCAACTATATCGTGTATCCACTTCTCGCGAATAGGAACCGCATCTGGCTCCCAAAAGAAAAACGGTTGCTTGTGATTGTGGATAATTTCCCAAGCAATAGTCTGGAATGCGTAGTTTTGCGGGTTAGGCCAATGAGGGTTTCCCATCCACTGACCGTACTTTAAATGATGGACTTTTTTAAAAGTATGACGAGAAACCTCATCAATGTTTTTAACTTCTTTTTCTGGAACGTCCGTGTCGTAAGCAAGTAGAACTTCAAAAGGTAAAGTACCCTCAAGCTCGTGCGCCCAAGTGACGTTTTTCCACGCGGATTTACAGTCCTTTATGCAAAAAGGAATTACTAATAACATTTGTTGTCTCTCTTGTTTTTATTTTTGTGTTACAAACTTGCCGCAGCTTTTGCATCAGCTAATGCCATCTCTTGTTGAGCTTTTACATTGTTGCGCTCAATCTCTGCTTGTAGTGCAGCGTCTTTACGGGCCTCTTCTCTCTCCATAGCCGCTAATTTTATTTGCTCATCTGATGAGGGGCCAGCTGCCGCTTGTTGTTCAGCGGCCATAGCCTCTTCCTGTTGTTGCTGCATTTGCTGTGCAACTTGATTGGCTACTTCATTGGCAAACCCAGAAAGTTCCTTTAATTGGTCGCTTAACATTTTAACTTCAGACTTGCGCCCTTCGTCAGCTGCCAGCTGGCCTATATGCTCTTCAATATGTGGCAGCAAAATTCTAAAGTAATCAACGGCAGCGGCAGCATTTCCACCTTGCTGTATCGCCTGAGCCACTTCACTGCCTTTAGATAAATGTGTTTGAGAGTGAATAACGTGATTTTGTGAATCAGTTATAATAACTGGATTTCCAGTTTGCATTACAGCGTTCTCAATGTTTGCTTCTGCAATCTGATCTTTAGCGTAAACATCTTGCTCAGGTTGAACCATATAACGTCCAACTTGTTGCTGCCCAGCTAGAGCTGCGATGTAATCTCTGATTAAAGCGTCTCTACCTGACTCTGGTAGCTGCCCACTAATCTGCATTAAACCAGTGATTGTCTGGAGTCGTAAGAAAGCAGACCCTTGTCCGTAATTTCTGGACGCTTGAACATAATCTACATTGGTTAATGCTTCAGCTGGAACACCTCTGTCTAGAACTCTTTTCTGAAATTCAATTGCGTCTATGTCGGTAACACTTTTGCTGGAAGCCCTTCGGTATCTTTCTTCAAAAAATCTATCAAGCTGTTGGTAGTACCTAGCAATCTGGGTCTTACCTAGAACACTCGCTTGCTGAACAATAGCTTGAACTTCAGTGGCTGTTTTTGGATTCCCTTGTGGCTTATCAAGTCGCTGTCTGTATTGTGAAAGATTAGACTGCATAACGTTTTCCAGCTCTCGATCCATAGCCATAGGAGCGTCTGCAATTCCGCTAAACTGTCTTTGAACAACCTTGTAACCACTTGGAAGTATTGAATACGGACCCATTTGGACAACGCTTACTTTTTGCGTTGCTTCTGGGGTTTCAGCTTGTAGCTGCATTGAGCTGGCAGTCGAGGCTACGTCAACCATATGACACTTTTGACGGTTCTTTAGCTCAATAACTGGGTACATTTTCACGCCTAAACCTTTAACGCTGTGATGCTGCCCGTCGCCCTTGTCGTAATACATCGGGTGCAGCACTTCTTCCCAGTTGGAATATTTCCCGACATACTTATAAAGAAAGTTCTGTCCGTCGTTTTCAACAACTATATAGCAACTAATCCTCCCTAGTTGCTCATCGCCTTTCGGGTACTCTCTGACATAAACGTGAGCGCAATCAATTAAACTGCATTGTGCCGAGTAGTGTAGGTCGTTATTCCGAATACGTTGCTGATGCCACTCCCAATTGTTATGCCTCTGGTACTCTTCCGGCCCCGAATTGATGATCGAATTACGGGTCGCTTCCACGTCCCAACCCACTTTGGTTGCTGATTTCGCATCTCGAATGTAGCCATAAAGTTCGTGGGCTTGGTAACGTCTCCTAACCACTGCTACCTCCCAATCGCTAGGGTTGCTGCGAGTGTTTTCTGGGATTAAAAGATCACCAGCTTTAATTGCTCTAGCTCGCCAGCTGGTTGGACTCTCAAACGTAAGTGGTCCTATACCAAACAAAACCATCTCGTGCTGAGAAAGCTGCATCGTGTAATCAAACTCACGGTCTTTCTTTTGTAGCCTGTCAAACTCTTCAGTGATTATTCTGGAATAACTTACTCTTTCAGACTCGTTGCCAGTGTTTGTTTTGACAGTAGCGTAGGTAGGTGTTTCCGAGAAAATATCGTAGAAAGCTGTTAGTGCTATTGAAAAGAATGCCTCTGCTTCCCTAAAATTTACATTTGTCCTATAGGATTGCCCCGTTTTCCTTAACTGTGCAGAGCTGTAAGGAGGGTTCCCATCAACAATCCCTTTTACTTTGGCTCTTACTCTGCTGCGCTCTTCGTCAGCTCGAACCAGCATCTTAACCAAGTCAACCACAGCTTCCGGCGAGGAAAGCCTAGCTTCCGGTGGAGTTCCGGCATCGTCTATATTTTCTAAAGGCAGCGAGTTGCTGTTTGTCATATTTTTTTCCAACAATTAGAAGGCAACAAGTTGTTCTCTTCCTTTGTGATCGTTTTCTGTAGCGCACTCAAAGGCATCCAAATCTGGGCTGCATTAAAGCAACCGCAATGCTTGCACGATTTTAATTGGCTGTCATACGGAGTTTGCCGATTGCCCACGATAAAGCTGATAGCCTTAGTGATAATACTTCGAGTGCAGCCCGTGCATCCTTGAGGCGTGACATTATCTTGGCAGTCTCTGCAAATCATCGCTCGACGATCCGCCTCACTTTGATCTGCTCTCTTTAATCCAGCTGAAAACAGTGTTCTGGTTAATCTTACAGCTGAATCTAATGTTAAAGGCTTGTCTGTCGGTGGTTTGGGGGTGATCTCCTCACATAGCTCAGGCCGATTTCTGCAAACATAATCCTCAATTTCATCCTCAATGTTAAAAGGAATAGGAAGATTGTTGGCTTTTCTATGTTGAACCACCTGTGAAAATAGCTGGTTAATGTTGGTTGCTCTTAAAGTCTGATCTGTTTCCTTTTGGTAATAAGTGTAACCACCACCAGAAGGGACCACACTTGTTTGTATTAACTTTTTCATTATGAAAACGTGTCGTGATAAACCGTGTCATATTCCCTAACCATCTTGTCCCAGCTGGTCAAACCGCTTGGTGAGGTTTGAGCTGTTGCATATCCCCCAAGCCTTCTTGCCATCTCAACCACAAGTGTGACTGCATCAGCAAAGTCAGGTGACTTTCCTGTCCTAGCTTTCATTTCAACTTTGCGTTCAATAATTGTCATTCTTTTCTCGTCATCAAACATACGAGAACAGAACTCAATTACAGCATCGTGCTGCATTCCTCTTAGCTGCTCGTTGATTACCCACTGCCGAACACTGAACCACAGCTCAGTTACTTTATTAGCATATACATCACTGCTTTTGCGGTGATCTTCAGGTGATACGGGTCGATCACTAGCTCTGCCTCCAAACTCCACACGTTGAATTGCGGGGCTCCAAGTCTTAGCTAAAATATCACATAACCCTCCGCCTTCACCCGTGGCATCTACAGCTAGGTGTTGTGGTAATACTTTATTTTCCTCGCAAATTTGCCTAACTCTCTTTGCAATTTGAAAATGAACTGGCTCGGAGGATTGTGCGTTTATCTCTATAACTTCACTCCGCCCCAGCTGGATGCCCATTTTAGCGTTGTCAAAATCTCCGTACCTTCCCAGCTGGATAACACACCGATCTCCTCCATTAAAAGCAGGGTCTAATCCTGCGACCATATAGCTTTGTTTAACAAACACAGCTGGAAGCATTACTCTATATTTTTCTACCAAACTCTCGCTCAATACCGTTTTGCAAACTCCCTCTGGAGCCCACATACCGCGAGTATATTTCCAAAACTTCGGGCTATCTTCCCCGTCATATTTCTGCGCTTGCCTGACTTGATCTTCATTGATCAGAAAGTCGTATTTTGTTTTACCCGCAAGCATATTAGGAGACTTCATCCCGTCAAACCTCACACAGATTCCACGCTCAGTATCCCACTCCTCGTCTTCAATACTCACAGATGACCAGCCTTTTTTGGGAGTGGCAAATCGTCCGTGCTGATCAAATTTGCTATGAGGGTTTCCGATTGCTAGGAACTTAAATTCTCTGGTTCCTTTCTGTAAGTTCGAGCAAGCCTCGAAAGCTGCTTCCGGTGTGTCTGTAGCTTCATCCACAATAACCATTGTACGAGGTGAACGAATACCTTGTATGTTTGCGACTGCCTTTGAGGTGGCTCCATCTAGTACTGGTATAGCGAAAACAGCGTGTTTGTCGTCTCCTCTGATCGCTTGCAGTGTTGTCTTACTGTCTACCATATGAGCTGGAAAACCTCCTTTACAGCTGCGATGTAAGTCTTGGATCACGGGCCAAGCACGTTTGCGAATCATCTTAGCAGTAGTTGAAGTCAGAATTACAGATGTCTGTAAGGGGGCAGCTAGAAAATAAATCATCGTGTAAAGGCTAGCTGCGTAAGTTTTCCCGCTAGCCCCACAACCAGACCAACATATCCACTGGTTATCACAAAGTGACTCAATTTGTTTATCAAGCCAAGGGTTCCAAATAAGCTTAGGCCAAAGAAGGTTGGCAGCATTTTTGAAGTGTTTAAATGCGCCAAGCCCTCCCTTTTCTGGGGAGTGTTTAATGCGAAATGCGTACAACTCTAGCTCGATTTCGTTTAGTTGCACATCAAACGCCAAGCCGTACTTGTGTTTAATCAAACCGTTTGACAGTTGAGCTTTAACCTATAGGTATAAAACCCTATGGGGTTTAATCCCTCACAATTTCAAATAACTGTCAAACGATGGCTGTAACTCTTAATAAAAATACTGACTGTTGCGAATCAACTTGCACTAATACAACAGTCAATGTAGCTGGGCCAACTGGTCCAGCTGGTGCAGCTGGCACAAACGGGACTAACGGGAGTGCGGGGATTAACGCTTATGCTCGCACATCGCAAAATTTTGTTGTTCTAGATGTAGGGGCTGTTGTTGCTCTTACAGTTAATAACGCTACGCCTTTTATGACCGGAATGATTATATTTATTCAAGATGCCGGTTACTACGAAGTTGTTTCAACAACTACTAATACAATTAATGCAAAAAACCTTGGCTATGCTGGTAACGCAGCCAAAGACACAGCCATTGGAAACCCTCGCCTTATTGTTTCAGCTGGAATTAAAGGCGCAGATGGCGCAAACGGATCACTTGACGTGAGTGGCTTCACCAACGCTGGTGACATTATCACAAGAAATGCAAGCTCACAGACTGTTTTGTCGGTTGACTCATCTATAGACTCAACAAAAGCATTATTTCAAGACAACTCAGCTAATAAAATTATTTGGAAAAAAGTAGCGGCATCTGGTCTGGATGGAAATATTAGTTTAACTTCTCAAGTTAGCGGAAGTCTGCCACTTGCAAACGTAGGAAACGGACTTACTTCAGCTGCTGCGGGTGATGTTCTTTATTGGACCGGAACAGCTTGGGCTAGGGTTGCAGCCCCAACTTCTGCTGACCAGCTACTTGGATACAACACAGGAACTAACGCGCCAAACTGGGTAAGCCCTAGTACATCAGGTCTTGTTTTTGCTAAAGGCACAGTTACGGCTAGTGGTTTAGGAACAATTGCTACAGACGGAATAACAGGCGCAGTAAACATAGGAAGCACATCAACAATTACTGGTACAAATAATCGTTGGAGATTAAATTTTCAAACACCATCACAATCAACTGATTACACAGTTCTTCTTACAAACTCAAACCCAAATAAAGTTGACGAAGTTTTAAGGGTTCACGAAAAAGAAGAGGACTATTTTGAAATAGCTCCAAATAGAACTTTTTCAGGTGTTGGTGTAGGATTTATATTCGACTTTGTCGTTTATCAGTAATGCCAGTAATAGACCAACAACGGATTAGCGATGGGTTTCTAACATTGGAGCGCGGAATTGACGCTGGTAAGTCACCTAACTTGCTACCTCGCAACCAAGCTTCATTCGCTGTGAACGCAACAATGCGAGGTGGGTATGTTAAGACACGTCCCGCATTTAATAATATTCCTTTAGTATTTACTGCGGAGGAACAGGCTGACGCAGAAGCTATGCAGTCCAATTTTAAGACTGGAAAGTTTCAAGGGTCATATACTTACCAATACGGTAATAAAACTTTTCTTATCTGCGGTGTCGGAGGGTATATTTATCGTGTAGACCCAAAAAACGGAGAAGTGGTAGATATTACTCCCAAGAAAAACAACGCAGCTGACATTAACCCTCCAGATATTCCGTACTTTTTCTTTCAGCAAGCTGAGGAGTATCTTGTTATTCAAGACGGCACTAGCTTGCCAATCATATTTAACGGGGCTTCTTCTAGAAGATCCAACTTAACAGTCAACGAAGTTCCAGTCGGTACAGCTATGTCCTATGGAAACGGTCGCTTGTGGGTAGCTAGAGGTAGAGAGTTTGTTGCTGGCGATATTGTTGGTGGCCCAACAAGTGTAATACAATTTACTGAAAACACTTACATAGCTGAAGGGGGCGCGTTTGCTGTTCCTCTTAATACTGGAGACATCACTGCCCTAAAATTTATAAGCCAACCTGACAGCTCACTTGGGCAAGGCGAACTACTGGTCCACACAGTCAAAGCTGTGTTTGCTGTAAATGTTCCAACCAGTCGGGATGATTGGAAAAAGGTTAATTTCCCTACTGTTAGAATTGTTGCAATTAATTACGGATCAATTAGCGACAGAAGTTGCGCTTTGGTTAATGGGGATATGTTCTACCGAGCCCCAGACGGAATTCGTAGCTATATATCAAGCCGTAGAGAGTGGAAGGAATATGGTCAAGTTCCTGTGAGTAGGGAAATATCAAGAGTCCTTAACTCAGAACGCCTGACAAGTGTAACCCAGCTAACCAGCTCTGTGCTGTTTGATAACAGGCTATTGACTACGGTCACTCCGAACACAAATAGCAACCAAGGAATATTCTTTAAAGGGCTTGCAGTTCTGGATTTTGATCTAGTAGGAGGCAATAGCCAGAAGAGTCCAGCTGCTTGGGAAGGCCTTTGGACTGGCTTGAATTTTCTGCAACTATTAAACGCAGAAGTGGACCAAGAAGAGCGGTGCTTTTCTTTTGTTTTGGACGGGAACTGCCGAATACAGCTTTGGGAAATCACCAAAGACGGTAAGAAAGATAACAATAAAACCTCCATAGAGTGCTACGTCGAGACTTCTAGTTATTCTTTTGAAAATCCTTTTGAATTAAAGCGTCTTGAGTACGGTGAAATGTGGGTTGACCAATTGGAAGGTGAGGTTGATTTTAACATTAAATTTAAGCCGAACCAGTACCCCGCTTGGGTTGATTGGAGCGAGTTTACTGAATGCTCAAAAACAGAGAATTGCGATCCCCCAGCTGGTAGCTGTTTGACTTTCTTAAATTACAAACCGCAATACAGATCAAGAAGAAGACTTCCTCAACCAGCTGATGTTTGTGAATCTATAAACGGAGCCCCAATGCGTAACGGATATGAAATATCTGCAAGAATTGGATGGACTGGTCAGGCTAGGATCAAGGGATTTAGATTACACGCTTATCCAGTTATTGAAGAACCTTATGGAGACTGCGCCGAGTTTGGTGCTTGCTCTTAAAATTTATGACATACAAAGAACTAATTATTAGCTGCACGACAACCAACGCCAATAGCCCTTACAATTACGCTGTTGGTAACGTGTGCAATGGAACCATTAGTTACAATACCGCTACAAGTTAAAGCTTATGCCTACAAATCAATCAGTTACTTTAGTTAAAGGGACCGTTCCAGATGGAACGTGTTTTGATTCTGTGTCCGACCTTTACAGCACGTTTGTTGACCTAACCACAGCTTATGTCGATGGAGCTTATTCCTTGTTTAATTACGGAGCGACCGAGCCATCACCATCAGATCGAGACAAACCTTGGATTAAAACGGGAAGCTCGTCTGAACCAGAAAGAATGTATACTTTTTATAACGGTGCGTGGAGTAGTTTGCACCCTGTTCCATCTGACAGCAGTGAAAGAAGAATGTGGGTTGGCAGCATAACTGACTTGGCTACATATGACGGAGGAAGCTCAGCTGAAGGGGCAATGTGGGAAGTAGACACAGCATTGCAAGATAGATTTCCTGTTGGAGTCGGTGACACCGCAACTAGCGTTAAAGACACGGGAGGAGAAAAAGAAACAACTCTCGAAGAAAAAAACCTTCCCCCTCACACTCACGACCTTAGATATACTGAACGCGCTTATGGTCACGGATCACAGCATACTGGAGAAGGTTCGTTCATAGCTGGAGATCAGACAGTCAACGGAATGATTACAGCTGGCTCCGGTCAAAAATCTGAACCAGTCACAAATTTACCCCCTTATTACGGTGTTTATTTTATTAAACGCACTAGCCGTAAGTATTACATAGCCTGATGAAAGTTACTCTAGGAGACGCTAAAAGCAGAATAGCAAAGCATTTAAATCTTTGTGCTACTGACTCTCGTACTACGGAGTACATCAACGAAGCTCAACGCAGACTAATTGAAAGCGGAAAGTGGAAGGGTACTTACGGCAAATTTACAATTTGTGTTACAGACGGGTGCATCGCTTGGCCAAGGCAGATTGAAACAATTGAAACAGTAGCGTTAAACCAAAGTGTTGGAACTGTTAGAAACGACTGGTTTGAGTTTGTGGAAACTGGTTACGGGCTTTTAGATAATAAAGACAACATCGGATACCAGCTGGTCGATAGAGGAGAGTCAGCAACCCAGAAGGATATGTCTGGCGAAGGCAAAAACATTCGTGTCTATGCCTTTCTCGACGCTGACGCTGGGAAAACAATTAACATTCAAGGGTACGACGAGAACAACGCTTGGATCAGAACCCCCAGCGGAGGAACTTATATTGACGGGCAAAATGTTACCCTAGTAAACGGGTATGTGGATACTACCAAGAAATTTAAAAGCATAACTGGAGTACGAAAAGATGTTACTCAAGCCAATGTTCAGCTGTACGAAATTACAGACGCAAGCACGCCAACACTTGTTGATTTAGCAACATACGAACCAGACGAAACATTGCCCAGCTATCGCCGATCAATTATCCCAAGCTTAGGTGGGGCAGCTGGATGTGAAAGTGGCACTGATAAAAAAGTTGCCGTTACAGTAATTGCTAAGCTTAGATTTATAAATGCCGTCAACGATACAGACGTATTGATGGTTAGTGACCTCTACGCCATAAAAAATATGGCAACAGCTATTAAGCTGGAAGAGAACCGAGACTTTGGTGCAGCCTCAGAATACCGCAATCTGGCCTTTGATTCTCTTCAGAATCAACTAGCAAATCATATGGGTGATGGGGCTGTGCCTGTTTTACAAATGACAAACTTAAACACTCACGGTGGTGGAGGTATTGAAAGCTTAATATAATGGCAATAGCAGCATTAGCAGCAGGATTAGGAGCAAGCCTTTTGAAAAAAGGGCCAAAGATTCCTAAGTACAATAAAATAGACCAAGCAAAAGAACAGAGTGCTGCAATCAGTAGCAATCTAGCTAGCTTCTCAGATGCTAGAGAGCTTGCAGCTAAAACCAGTGCAGCGGATCAAGAAATACTAATGTCAAATCTTGAAGCTGTTATTCCTAATTATAGGAATTTAGTTGGGGGAGCTGGAGATGCGATAGGGAATATGATTGCTGGGAATCTTCCTATGGCAGACCAAGGCTTAACTATGAGGCGAGCAGCTGAAGGGGGTGTCGGCCTAGGGCTTGCTGGTAGTGCTGCCGGAAGAAATCTTGTAGCTCGTGACTTAGGTTTAACCCAGTACGGGATGACTCAAGCTGGGCTAGGTGCGTTAAACCCTTTCTTGTCTACAGTTAGAAGTACAGGAGTTGCTGCCCCGATGGGTGTTGGACAGTCTTATGTTAACCCAAATCAATACATACAAAACTCTATGAGAGATAATCAGTTTGCTTACAACGCAGCTGTAGGGAAAGCACAGTCTGATGCAGCCAATGACCCTTTTAATAGAGCAATGAATTTTGTATCTGGAGCAGCTGGGATGTATACGGGTAATTACGGACTGGGCCAAGGGCTATCCGCTGGTATGGGTGGCGGTGGCGGAGGAGGTTTTATGTCCGGCATCAAGTCTGGGCTTGGAAGAATTTTCGGGGGAAGCAGCAGCTTGCCCACAAACCCAACACCAATAGGAGTTGGATTTAACCCAACAACAGGAGCTTCAACCAGCTACCCAGCTGGATATGGAAGACAATAAAAAATGGCTGAACCAGTAGATTATTTTATGCAGGGCGTAGGGCTGGGACAACGATCTCGGTCTATTCGCAATCAAGAAGATCAGTTTCGCACTAACTTAGCTGAACGTGCTAGGCAAGCTAATGCACAGCTTGATCTAAGAAAGCGACAAGTTGATTCTCAAGTTTCAAGAGATAATCTTTATGCTAGAAAAATAGATTTTGATCTAGAGACAGCAACAACAAACGCTAACAGAGAAACGACTGAGCTGAAACTACTTGGTGATTATCAATCTGCACTGTCTAGTTTTGACCTCAGTGACCCAACTCAAAAACTACCCTTTCCGCCTCAAGGCTTGACGGGCGCACGTCTTCAATCGGCAATTGCGCTTAGAGAGAATATAGGGGGGTCACAAAAAGAACTTTTAAGCTATAGGGTAGCCAAGAAAGAAGAGGATGATTTTTTTGATCTAACAGTAAATCACGGACTGCCTAAAAACTACTTATCCTTACCTCCAGAAAATCAAAACATTGCTTTGGATTCTGCTAGAAGGCTTCGCGCTAAAAGAAGGGCTGTGCAAATTGCTAGTCAGATGGGTCTGACAATAGACGACTTAAAGAAAACCAAGACAGGAAAATCCATCGGAGTTTTGCAAGGGGCCACTGCCCCCAACACAAGTATTAATATTGTAGAAGCTTTTTATAACCCAGAAACGGGCGATCTTGAAGAGGACTTGTTAAGAGGAGAGTTAAAACCTCTGTCTCCGTTTGAAGTAAAAAGTAAACAAAAATACTCAACTGGAACAACTGTTGAAAACTTAGCTAGAAAACTAACTAAAGATCAAAAAAAATCATTAGAGATTGCTAATTTATTAAAAAGCTTTGGTTCAAATCTTTACATTAAAGATGAAATGAATGAGGAAAGAATAAATCCTATTGCATTGCAACGGTTAAAACAAATTGACCCAAATATGAACTTTGATGCTATTGGCGGTGATTCATTTGAATCAGGTTTTCAAGACTTTCTACAAAATCAAAACTAAATATGCCATCAGATGTTCTTAATTATGCTAGGCAAAAATACCCCAGCGTAGCAGATGCTTCCGATAAAGACTTAACTGTTTATATTGGAAATAAGTACCCATCTTTATTGAAGCAAGACGAGCAGTTTGCTTCTGAGTTTAAAAGCTACACAGCTCCAGAGCATAGTTTTTCAGAAGACTTTGGTAAGTCGTTTGTTGCTTCTATTATTCACGACACTCCAGCTGCTATATATTCAACTTTACAGTCGTACTTTACTGGGATGGGAGAAGTTGACCTTTCTGCTTTTGAGGTAGTTAGTCCGGTAGGAATGGCTTTAAGAACTTTTGCACCAGAAACTTCTAAGTCTGTTCGAGATACTCTTGGGCAAACAATGAAAGAGCTTGCTGATGAGTCTAAAAAAATGGGGCAAGCTTTGCGTGAGACAGGAGAAATCGCAAAAGGAGTTACAGACGCTAAGTTTGACAGAGGCGTAGATCAAGATAGCTGGGGAAGCACTTTTGGAGCTGGAGCAGGAAGTCTTGTTCCTATTTTTGCAACAGGCGGAGCTTTAGGTGTTGCTGGCGTAACTGGGCGAGCAGCTTACGGGACTGTAATGGCTGTAGGTGGATTACAAGAATTTGGCTCCACGTTTCAGACTGCTCAAGAAAAGTATTATCAAGCTGGAATTGAAAGTGGATTAACGGAAGAACAAGCTGCAAAGCAAGCTGAACAAAAAGCAATGCTCCCAGCTGCTGCAAGAGGTGGCACTGTTGTGGCTTTAATGGCGGCAGGAGGAACATTAGCAAAAAAACTTGGAGCAACTAACATAGAGGGATTTGCAGCAGGTATGCGAAATCCTAGTACTACTAAAGCTTTAGATACTGTAGCTAAGGGAGCTGGTCTTCGTTCAACAAAAATAAAATGGAATGAAAAACTAGGAAAGTTTACCCCTATCCCGACAGGCGCAGTTATTGAAGGTGGGGAAGAAGCTGGAACAAGCTGGATTGGTGAATACTTGATCGCAAGGCACTCGTATGATCCGAGTGTTACTTTTGAACAAGCAAATGCTGAAGCTTGGAAATCTTTTGTAGTTGGCGGCACTCTCGGTGGTGTTGTTGGTGGGGTTCAAAAAATGGCTGAATCCGCCCCAGACCCAATTGAAGCAGCAAAGCGAGATACAATAAGAAAAGTTGCTCCTTCAACAGCTTCTAAGTTGGATGAGATGGATGCTGCTTCTCGTGTGCTTCCAGATGAAGAGGTGGGCGATGCAGTTACTTCTCCAGACGGCACTGATCCAGATGTAATTGATATTAGAAGAAGCAAGACTAAGGACAGTCCTGCTAGAGAAGCTGTTGTTAAAAAACTCACAAAAGATGGCAAAGTTAAAATGCCTTCTTGGTGGGATAGATACGAAGGAACTCCAGATCCAGAAGGCTCTCCAACTGATGCCCCTACTGGATTACGTTACGCTGATCAAAGTACGGTTGATCGGTTTATAGAAAATGAAGAAGCCAAGAATGAGCTGTCTAAAGTTTCTGTTGAACAGGATGAGAATGGCGAATGGGAGCTTAAAAGTGACGGTAAAGCTGTAGATCTTTTTGAGAACGAAGCAGAAGCTAATGAAGCTGCAAGGTCTTTAGCTTTAAGCAAAGTTAACCCCGCTACAAAGAAGAGAATAAAAGACTTCAAGAAATTAACAAAAGACTTGAGGCGGGTTCAGGATTTAGAAATTGAAAAACAAAAAGTTGCAGCTGAGCTGGAGCAAGAAAAGAAAATCCAAGAAGGCTCTCTGCGTCGGGTTGAATCAGAAGTAAAAGGGAAAAAGGTAACAAGAATTGAAGAGGTTGGCCCAGAGGAAAGACTTCCTGATGTTACGGATGAAGATATAACATTCGTGGCTGAAGCTTTAGGGATCAAAGAAGAAGACTTACCTTACTCTTTAGGCAGAGATTCTAATAATAATATTAACATCACACCTGAGATGGTTAGTGAGTTGCGTTCTGCCCCAGAAGCTGGAGTTGCTAAGTTCCTTCAGCAAGCACAAGCAAAAAGAGATGCGGAACAGTTAAAATCAGAGTTTGATACTCTTGTTGCAAAAGGAGAACAACTAGCTGAGTTGGAAAGGCAACAAGCACAAGCAGAAGCAGAAGCAGCAAATGCAGCAATAATTGCAGGGCAAACTTTAAGGGTTAGAGAAGATAGAGCTGAGCTAAGCAGAGCTGCTGAAGAAGCAACAACTCCTGACACTGTTCAGCTAGCTGAGTTTACAGAAGAGAAGTTAGAGAGTGGGGATCTCACTGCTACTGAAGCGTCTATTTTAAACAGGCTGCAAGAAAGAAAAGTCGATCTGATTGCTGACAGCGTAGAGTTAGATGAGAGTCAACAGCAAGAGACTCTAAAAGACATCAATAATATTGATAATCAAATTGCTAATATTTTATCCGCTGAAGTCCGTACTCCTACACCCGTCACAGCTGAACAGCTTGCTCAGCTGCAACAGGCTTACGGAATGTCTGCGCCAGATGTAGAAGCCGATAGCCAGCCAACAATTAAAATTGGTGACACCGTAATTCGTATTACGGACGGTACGGCATCGTCGCCTACTCCAGCTGCAAGTCCTTTATCACAAAGGGCTCAAGCTGCTGCCGCTCAAGTTGCTTTAGCTAGATTTCAAGCAACAAGGTTAGCTGAAGCTAGCGCAAAAGCTGATGCTGATATTGCAGAACGTAAGCTTCAGCAAGAAAGAGAAGCAAACCTTCAGGCTCAACGGGACAGAAGAAATCAACCTCAAGAAATTGATCAGAAACAAGTCTTAGATAAAGTATCAGAAGCATTATCTCGTTTAGAAAAAAGATTTAAAGGTCTGCTGGGTTTATCTGAGATACAAATCACACAACAAGACTCTGGTGCAGGGGTATACAGTCTTGCTGCTGACGGTATAACGAACACAATCTTAGTTGATCCAAAACGCTTAGCTGAAACAATGAGGAAGTCTAAAAACTTCTCGTTGGAAAAAGCTTTAGAGGAAGAACTAATTCATAACCTTGACGGGCAAGCATTACAAGCTGAGTACACAAGGCAAATTTCAAATGGCGAACTTAGCTCGTCAGTTACTCTAAGTCAGTTTATTCAAAAACAATATTCTGATGTTGCTAAGGGAATGACTCCAGAAGAAAGGTCAAGTGCAAGGCAGCTTTATGGGGAAGAGTTTAAAGACGACATTCATATGGCTCAGGAGTTTGTCCGGCAGCTGATACAGAAGCGTCATTCAAAAACAATTACAGAAGAGTCTTACCGTAAAGGACCAATCCGCAAGTTGTTAGAAATGTTAAGCAGAGCTTTTCAAACTATGAGTTTGTCTAAGCCCCTCACTGCTCACGTTAAAAATTTAGAAAGCTTTCTTGAACGGACATATAAAAAAGAAATGTCCGATGCTAAAACAGCTGCGGAAAAACAAAAAGTTAAAGAGAGTCGTGAATCAAAACGCTACGAGATTGAGTCAAGAGATCACAATAATGCTTTAACTGCTATTGATAAAGAACTCGCTAGGAATGGGAAATTTATTACTGGCAGCAACGATTATCAAGTAGCAAGGGATAAGGGTTATGATGAATGGCGCAGACTTTACGAAAAGGGCCAGCCTATTAAGATGAACCTAATAGTATATAACGCTGTTGGGAAAGTTTTAAGAGAAAATAAAGCTAAAAAAAGAGGTGGCGATTTTAATATTACTTCATTAGACAGACTCGCTGAAGAGGGTGTTGAAGTTGGAACAGATTTAACTCCAGCTGGAGAGTCAATGACTCAGTTTCTTTCTTCGCAAAAATCTAAACTTGGACTAACAGACCAAGAGTCTGATTACTTAGTAAAATACTTTTTTACAAACACTCCTCAAAAAACAGTTGTAGAAATAACAGGACTTAAAAAAAGCCGCGTAAGCCAGATCCACAATGCTGCATTAAGAAAAATCAGGAATCGAGTAATTAATGATCCTGAGTTTTTTGAAGAGTTAATTCAAACCACTGAAAACCCAGAGTTGTTTACACAACCAAGAGGTCCGATTGGAGCTTCAAGTGTAACTGCTTCTGAAGCTTTAGCTGATCCTAAAACAAAAGGGGTTTATAAGATCCTCTCTCAAATTGGCGACTTTAAAAAGAAGGTTTGGCGTTTCTTTGACAGCTCTGGTGGGCTTCGTATGCCTTCAGTAATGAGTGCTGATAAGCAACTCGATTTCTTCCAAAAGAAGATAGAAAAGGATGCTTATATTAACAGTGTTATGGGTGAAGTTCGCGCTAGTAACCGCAGACTTCAAAGTGCTGTTAAAAATGAGTTTGGTAAAGAGCCTTCACCGGAACAAGTTTCAATGATGAATGACGCTTTAGCTGGTGATCCTGACGCTATCGGAAAGCTTCCAGAAGACATTAGGAATTTGCTTGCTGAAATGCGCCAACAGATTGACGGATTATCAAAACATATTGTAAACAAAGGTTGGGTAAACGGGGAACTAAAAGCAAAGATCGAGGGTAACTTAGAAACTTACATTGCTCGAAGCTACCGCATATTCGACAACCCAGAGTATATCGACAACATCGATCCAGAGGTTGTTAACAAAGCTGTTAACTTTATCGAGAAACAACTCCTTAAAAATGGAGCCGACCCTCTAACTTCTCAACAACAAGCTATTATAGAGGTTAACGATATGCTGGCCAAGTACAGCGATAAAGGTGGTCGAGAATCACTGAACTCTGGTCGTTTAGGTGAAAAAGATTTGTCGTTGTTTATGAAGCGCAAGGACATAGCCCCAGAAATTCGCGCACTACTTGGTGAATACACAGACCCCGTTATGAACTACACTAGGTCGGTTACTCGTATGGCTCACTTTGTCGCTAATCATAAATTTTTAACTGACGTAAAAAAGATAGGACTTGGGGAAGTGTTCTTTGAGGAATCCGACCTTCGCAGAGGAGACTTAGAGGCTAACACTAAGATCGCTGGAACTGTTGCTGGCGTTAAAGTAAAGGAAGGGGAAGAGGATGCCAGTCGAGGCTCTTACAGTCCGTTGGCTGGTCTTTACACAACCAAAGAAATCAACGCTATTCTTAACGAGTACAATACGATGTCCAATATTATGACGGACAGTGTATTTGGTACTATGGCTAAGTTTAACGTGCTTTCTAAGAGTACTAAAACAGTAATGAGCGTTATGACTCACGTCCGTAATGCTATGGGTCAAATCCCCTTCTCTATTCTAAACGGACACAACCCGTTTGCTTACAGAAAAGCTTACAAAGCGTTTAAAGCTATATTCGCTGATGCTTCCGGCATAGGTCTTGCCAAGGGAGGCAAAGAGGCTAGGGATAAAGCTGCTAGGGATTCACAAGCTTACTTCAATAAGATGACCCGATTAGGGTTAGTTGGGGAAGAGATGACAACAGCTGAACTCCAGCGAGTTCTCTCTGAGACTCAGGCCTACTTGGACGAGTCTACAAATGCTGAAGAATTTTTAAGTAAAGCGACTGGTGGAATGTTGGCTAAAGCTCAGAAAGCTGGGAAAGTTTCTTTTGAAACTTTAACCCGTATATACAGAGCATCTGATGAGCTGGGTAAGATAATGAACTTCGAGATGGAGAAAGAACAGCTCCGCCCACTTTATCCAGAATTGACGGCAGCTGAGCTGGATACATTAGCTGCAAAACGCACAAGAGGAGGTATCCCTACTTACTCTGAAATGCCTCCCGCAATCCAGCGTTTAAGAATGCAACCGTTTGTTGGACCGTTTATGTCGTTTTTCTACGAAGCGATCCGCACTCAGGTTAACAATTTAAAATATGCTAGCATTGAGTTTAAAAAGGGCGGCAGAAGTTTAAATCCAATGAACCCTTACACTCAATATGCCGCTCGAAGAATCGGAGGACACCTTGCTGTGACTGGGGTTTTCTCTTACGCACTAACTATGCTTAGCGAGATGTTTGGAGGAGTAAGTGAAGAGGAGCAAGAGGATGTTCGCACCCTTCTCGCCGACTACGAAAAAGATTCACAATTTTATTTCTATCGAGACGAGAACAAGCAAATTAAGTATATTAACTTTAGCTTTAACAACCCTTACGCAGCGACCACAGACCCAATTATGTCTGCGCTAGGTTTAAACGGTATCCAAGAGGAAGGGATGGCAGCAAATCTGACTGGCAAAATGGTTGGAATGATGCAGCCGTTTACCTCTGAAACAATCGTTGCTCAAGCAACAGTTGACTTGCTTAGAAACACGACCCAATACGGCACAGAAGTCTACAACGAAGAGGCAAGCGATCTTGATAAAGCTTTAGATGGAATTGTGCATATTGCCAGATCCATCACACCGGGAACAGCTGACCGCATAGTCCGCAGGATGGTTCCAGCTTTCAACGAGGAAACACTCCCGTCAGGTGAAGATCCAAAATTAACTGACGAATTAGCCGCAGAGTTCACGGGCTTTAGGGTTCGGACAATTGATTACCAAGACAAACTAACAAAAACCTCTTACGGAACTGCCAGAAGATTTAGAAACGCCAGCAAGATATTCACGCAAGTCGCTTCATCACGCGGAACAGTAAGCGATGAAGATATGATCGACTCTTACAGTGAAGCTAACGAATCTAGGTTAAGAATCTTTAAAGAAGTAAAGAAACAGATCAACGCTGCATTACTAAGCGGCGTGTCCAAATCTGAAGTATTTACAGCTCTCAAAGCTGGCAATCTATCTAAAGCTGACATACAGCACATACTTCGTGGGCAATACAGACCTTTAGATGTCTCTGAGTCAGTAAGAAAGAGAGCAAAACAAGCTAACCACCCAATCCCTTTGCGTGAAATTTCACAAATTAAACGAGAATACCTTCGAAAGCCACTAGATGATGAGGATTCCGAATAACGAGACTAATGCAGACCAATTTGAAAATCTGCTAGAGTCTTTAATATCAAAGTTCAACGGTAAGCTCTATTACCACGAGTTGATCGGTATACTTCATATGCACGCTACACAGTTAACCTTGGAAGCTTATAGCGTTCTTGAGGAGGAAGAGGAAGAAATAGAGGAAGATGATACAGACGGCGATGAGTGGAAAATGATCTAGTTGTAGCTCATTGTAGTCTTAGTCGCCCTAGTCTTTTTAATTTCCTTAGACATATCAGCAAGCACATCAGCGTGTTTCCCTAATTTAGCTGCCAGCTTAGGATCTCCTTTTGCTATAACGCAGTCAATTAAAGCTTCCATAGCAAAAACACTCTGCTCAATCGCTTCCTCTTCTGCGTTGTCTATCCCAAACCACTTTAAACGTAAGGGCTCAACTATATAAGGCTTACGCTCAATAGCACTAACATTTCTACTGGTCGCCTTCATCACTCCAATATGCTGCGCGTATAGGCGGCACTGGGTCAAGCAGCTTCTTCTTTCTAGCTTCCAACCTGCGATTCCTAGCGCGTTCAACATAATAGCCTTCCGGCCTATTCCTAGACTTAGATCCAGAGAACCGAAACAAGCCTCCCCCACACTCGCCGCACTCCGCTTTTAAACCCAGTTTCTGTTTAGTCTCAACCTCTACAACGTCAACCATCTCACGCTTCTCGTTGCACTTAACACAATACGCCATAAGAGGCTCTGGCTTGCTTTCTGCGCTCATTTGATATGCAAATAATGTAACCACAGCTCAGAGATGTAAAACTCTATTAAAGACCTATTAGCGGCCTCAGAATTAGTAGGTGTCAAGTATACTATACACAATCCGCGTATAGTATACAAAATCCGCGTATAGTATACAAAGTGTCAAGTATAGTATACCCCACACCCAGTACGTTAGTATAAGTAAGTAGAGAGAATAAAATGTAACGCTTTGATAAACAATCAACGGTCAGGTAACAATCAGTGGTAAACTTTTAATAAAAGATTATGGCTAAACAACGAGACTACCGCAAAGAGTACGACAATTATCATTCAAAGCCTGAGCAAAAGAAAAGACGCGCTCAACGTAATGCAAGTCGGGCAAAACTATTGGCAACTGGTGCTGTAAAAAGAGGTGATGGTAAGGACGTTCATCACAAGGATAGGAACCCCTCAAACAACTCTAGGCAAAACCTTTCCGTGACTTCAAAGAAATATAACCGTAGTAGGAATAAGTGAGTTGCCAAGTGCCGTTTTAGGCAAAAAATTCTGTGTAAGGCTATATATATACATACGGGGGCCGAAGGGGGGTGGGGGGTATTTGTGTCCAGCTGGCAACTGGTCCGCCTAGGCAATCAAACTACTATCATAAACAAGCCAGCTGTCGCAGGTTCATTGCAAACCCTCTGCAAAGTCTCTAAAAATACTATCATATTAGGTCAAATTTGGTCCGGTAATTGGGATAATACGGCGATATTTACCACTGGCTGTTCGTTTTCCCCTATATTGAATAGATTGGCGGCGCGTTTCTGTACTGATTCAGCAATGCGCTCTCTAGTGTGTAGCTGAGGAAGGTCCAGCTCGTTCGGTTGCCAGCTGGCTAAGGCTTTTGCGCTTGTTTCAATATCTGTGGCCAGCTGGGATTTGACCAACTCGGCCAACTGCTTTATCTGGCTTTCATCCATCTTGGCAACTTCATTGCCTTTTTTATTGCCAGTTTTAGCAATCGGCTTTTTTGCGCTTCCTTTGTTATTCCACCCGTTCTTTTCCGCATTATATCTTAAACCCCTAACACTTGC